ACCCCTCGGACGGGGTAGAATACTCTCTCATTCTACTCGACTCAAAATTTCAAATCCCAGAAGATACAAATTTCGTACTTTCTGGAATTTATTCCTCCCGCGAAAATGTCTGACGTTAGGCGTCAGCCCACCCACCCGCCCACTTCTGGTTTGTAAGTTTAGTCAGTTAGAAAAAAATTTTAGTTTAGTCAAAGAATATATTGACAAATTTCCCAGTTTGTAGTATGATGTACTATAGGATATAGAACATGGCAAGAAGAGAATTCGAAGTAGACTCGGACGTTTTGCTGGATTTAATTTCTGATGGGTTTACCCATAAAGAAATGGCTGAGCAACTTGGCTGCAGTCGACCAACACTGGAGAAGAAGATTGCACGGTTACAGAAGGAAAGTCCGGTTCTTCTAAACTACCGTACTCTCCAGACATTAGAACTAACTGAACTCCAACACAAGATTCTTTCTGCCATAACTGACGACAAGATTGACAGTGCTCCACTTCGTGACCTTGTTCTTGCATACAAGATTCTGAAGGAAAAGGAATTCATGGTAGAGGGAAAGCCTCAGGAAATCAAGGGACTTGTCCACTACCTGATTGAGATTGAACGCTTGGAACAGGAAGAAAAAGCTGGGAGACGCCGCGAACTTCTTTCTGACAATAATGATGTAGAAGATGCTGAAATTATTGCAGAAGAAGAAGAAGAAGCTGAAGAAGAACTTATTGCTGGATGTAAGTTATCAGAAATCCCATGAGGTATAAATGTTTGACCAGGCTATTATAAAAAGACTAAGGGTTTGGCGTGAGAGTCCTCTTATATTCTGCAAAGAATGTATTAAGATGAATCCCTCCGACCAGCAGGCTGAAGCCCTTCATGTGTTTCCACAAACTAAACGGCTCACTATTCGCAGTGGACACGGAACTGGTAAGGATGCTTTGGTCGGAGGTGTCTTAATTCCTTGGTTTATGGTAACAAGGCCGTTTGCAAAAGTAGTATGTATTGCACCTACTGCTCGTCAGTTATCAGATATTCTATGGAGTGAAATTAGTAAGTGGTTAAGGAACTCTTTAGTTGCTGATGAATTTGTTATTCAGAAGGACAAAATATTTCAGAAAGACAACCCAAGGGAATGGTGGGTAAGGGCTATCTCTCCTTCCGCCAAAGCCTCCCCCGATGAACAAGTCGAGTCTGTCGCTGGATTACACGGCGACCACCTCCTCATCATAGTTGATGAAGCGTCAGGTGTACCCGAGCCAATATTCATTCCCTTGGAAGGTTCATGTACACAAGAAGATAACCGCATGATTCTGATTGGAAACATGACTAAAAATAAAGGTTATTTCTACGACTCACATTTTCATCCAGAAATATCAAAGAAATGGACTAAGTTACACTGGGACAGTCGTAAGTCGTCAAATGTTAAGAAAGAATATTGCGACTATATGGAGATGAAGTATGGAGTCGATTCTAATATTTTTCGTATTCGTGTTGCTGGTGAACCACCTATTGAGGACGAAGGTACGCTTATTCCGTTGGCTTGGGCAGAAGCTTGCGTCGGGAATGAGATTTCAGTACCAGAAGATGAACCCACTTACATTGGAGTCGATGTGGCAAGATTTGGTGATGATGACAGTATTATTCTTCCTCGTGTCGGTAATGTTGTACTTCCTTGGGAAACTTTCCACGGAATGAATACTATAGATTTAGCTATGCAAGCCCGCCTATATGCTATTGAAAACGATGCACAAGGAATGGCTATTGATGAGATTGGAGTAGGTGCTGGTGTAGTGGATTGGCTGGCGAAGCATAACACGGAGAACTTGTTCGGAGTAAATGTGTCGTCCGCCTCCAGCGATATAACTAAGGCCGACAGACTTCGTGATGAACTTTGGTACAGGATGAGAGATAAGTGTATGCGAATGCAGTATTCTTTCCCTACTAAGAAGGAACCTGGCGACGTCCTTTCGATGGGACAGAAACTCGCAAACGAACTGTCCAGCCTCCGCTACACCTTTAATACGCACGGAGGATTTAAGGTTGAAAGCAAAAAGGATGCAAAGCGAAGAGGTGTTCCTTCTCCAAATATCGCAGATGCACTCGGTTTAACTGAATATTTCAGCAATGTTGCTACTCGAGTATTTAGAACTAAACCAAAAAAGAAGAGTGTAGACAGATGGAAGCAAATTTATGGACAGTACGGGAACACTGTTAACAAAGACATCTGGATGGTGACATAATGAAGTGGGGAACTAGAGCTCAGTTTTATCGTGATTTTATGAATACTTTCCGAAAAGGTGACTGGGGAGAAGAAGCTAAGCTTGCGTATGAAACTATGACTCAAGGTGCAAAGACAAATGTAAAAGATATTATCCGCGCTATGTCAGAAGAAAAGGTTGCTGAGTTAACAAGAAAGCCTTTGATTACAAAGCGTAATTATCATTTAATACTTAGTGATGCTGATGCTTTCTATAATTTACCTAATGATAGAATTGCACTCGGCCCTGTAACTATGAAAGACCCAGGTACAATAGCTCACGAAGCAAGGCATGCTCAGCAATTTAGACCAAGGACAAGTTCGATAGGAACTCCTATATGGTTAAATGATGATATGTATAATTTCTATCATAGTGAAGGTGGAGGTTATAATTATCCTGTTGGCAAAATAGCTATGTGGGATTTCTTATATGGAAATACAAGTAATGCCGCTGAAGTAGATGCTTTGCTTTCTGAGATGGCTACGAATGTAAAGGCACGAAGTATTGCCGATGCAAGAAAGATAAAGAAAACTGGAAGCGCAGCAACTCCTACATTATGGAGAAGTATGAAGTTAGGAAAAAGTGAACCAACACCTCTACATACTGCTGTATGGGAAGGACTTTCAGAAGCTGTAAAGGAGCATTATTTAAAAACTGCCAGTATCGCGGGTCTTGGCTTTTTGTCAGAACCTAAATTGCAAGGAGAGGAGGAAGATTAATGGCAAATTTAGTTGATTTAATTGTTGAGGGACTTCTTGGAAAAAAGAAGAAATTGTCCGAAGAAAAACCTGTTGAGGAAATGGAAAATCCTGTTGAAAATCCTGAACGTCAACTTAAGCTTGGAGAAATACATAAAATTGGTAGAGTAGCCAAACCGAGGTGATTTATGAAAATGATAGATACAAAACTTCCTCCGCCGAAGCCTATTAAAGAAAATACAAAAAATGGACTTTCTGTGCCATACAACGAATATCCTTACGGAACAAGGATAAATTTAGAAAAGGAGTTAATCAATCGTCTCGGTCTTGATTTAAAAAAGCTGAATGTTGGCGATGTTTTTACTATTGTTGCATCTGCTGATGTTATAGAAATCAGGTCTCGTGAGGCAAGTGATAGCGAAAGTAAAGCTATTGAACTTCAAATAAAGAAGATTGGCTTATCTCCTGACCCAATTGCAGGTGCTTTTAACAAACAAGAAACTAAAGTGGCTAAGCCGAGGTAATGATGCCAGTAAAAATAACCAAGATTTCTAAGGATAGATATCGCGTCGCTACTCCCAATGGTGTTAAGGCGAAGTCGACTACAAAGGAAAAAGCATACAATCTTCAGCGATTGTTAAATGCCCTTGAACACGGCTGGAAGCCGACTAAAAGGAGTGGGAAATGATTGAGACTTATGATAGTTCAATACTGACTAAGCCGGATTCTACTGATTCGCAAAGTGAAGAAGAGTCTAAATTGCTTAACAAGCTTTATACTTGGCAGTTGGAAGCAGAGGGAAGTACAGCTGAAAGAAACTACAGGATTGAGTCGAAGGAAGACTATGCCTTTTATGCTGGTAAACAGGATAGTAAGGAGATAATAGATGAACTTACAAAACAAAAGCGTCCTACGACTGTATTCAATACAATACTTCCAAAGATAAATTTACTGATTGGTCTTGCGGGGCAGTCAAATAAGGTTCCTTATCTGTTTCCCGTTTCGCTTGGTGATGATGCAATTACAGAAATTATGAATGGAGCATTTAAGCATTTTCGTAGAAGAGCTAAAATTTCAAGACTTGAAAATGAATGCTTTGAACATGCTGTAAAAAGTGGCAGGTCTCTTTTGGGTTTCTGGGTTGGTGGAGACAACCCAATGGAACCTGAAATAAAAGCTGTTCGTATTTCTGGACGTGACTTTTTGCTTGACCCAACGAGTGTTGCATATGATATGTCAGATGCACGTTACCTGTTTGTAGATAAATGGCTCGAAGCTGATGATATACAAGCCTTCTTTCCTAATCTATCATTAGATGAAATTAAATCTTTATCACAAAGTTCTACTGAAATGCCACAGTTTTATGATACTGTGACTAATAAATATAGATTGACTGAGTGTTGGTACAGAAAGTACGAAACTGTTTACTGGATAGAAAATCCGTTGACAGGAAAAGTGGAACAAACAACACTTGAAGAATTTAACAAGTTTAAAGCTGCACTTAAGAAAGGAATTCCTGATGGTAGGGGAGGAATTATACGTTATGATAAAGAGATTAAATCAACAAAGAGACTGGTTAAGAAGGTCTATTACGCCATATATTCTGGGAATAAGTTGGTGGAGGCAGGTCGTTCTCCTTATAATCATGACTATTTTCCATATGTGCTATTTGGTGCTTACAAAGACGAGGACGAAAACAGGTGGTTTTCGGTTATAAATATGATGAAAGACCCTCAAAGGGGAAGAAATGCTATACGTAGGCAACTCCAGCATTTACTACAAACAGCACCGAAAGGCTTACTTGTTCATGAAGTAGGAGCTTTGCTTGATGAAGAAGAATATGACGCTAAGTCCTCACAGCCAAATTTCAGGCTTGTTATATCACAAGGGAAGTTTGATAAATGGAGATTTACTGACCAACCACAGATTTCTCCTATTTATGCTCAACTTGACCAGACATATGAACAGGATATGAAAGATGCTTCTGGTATTCAGAATGATATGATGGGAATTGAGACTTCGTCTCGACAACCTGGAGTAACTTTGCGACTGAGACAGCAAACAGGTATGGCTGTTTTATACATCTTGTTTGATAATTTCAGAGAGTCTCGGCTTCTTTCTGCTGAAATAATGGTAAGCATGATTCAGCAATATATGACACAAGCCCAGATGATTCGTATTGAAGGGCCTGAGGGTGCATATCTGACACAAATAAATACTCAGTTAAATCCTCAAGTACCAGGATTTAATGACATAACTGCACTTAAATATGACTTTGCTATTGACGAAGCGGTAGAAAATACCACTATGAGAATGGCAATCGCTCAAATGCTCACAGATTTTAGCCAAAATAACCCTGGAAGTATTCCTCCTGATATGATTCTTGAGTACAGCGATATGCCTCTTAGTGCAAGAATGAAAGTAAAAGCGTATCATGAACAAATGCTTGAACGTGAAGAGCGTATGGCACAGATGGAAATTGAAGCTAAACGTGAGGGAAACCTTACTAAAGCACAAACTGCGATATACAAAAGTCGCCAAGACAGACGAAATAAGGCATCAAAACAAAAATCTAAATAAACATGGAGGTGTTTTATGGCTACAGTGGTAAATGAGGTGCAGAGTAACAATGAAGAAGTAAGATTGGATAAATCTGAGGCCTCTGATGGTAAAAGTTTTATTGATAATATTGAACCAGATGATGAAACTGAAAAGGAAGGTGATGAAAATGGCAAAGAAAGCGAAAAAGACGAAGAAAGCGAAAAAGGCAAAGAAGTAACTGATGATGGGAAAACTAAAGAAGAACCCGTTCTTGACGAGAAAGACGAGGAAATAAGAAATCTACGACAAATAAGTCGAGACCAAAAGCGTGAGCTTGATAAGGTAACGCAGGCGCTTGAGAGAACTAATAAGTTACTCAAAGAAGCCAACCTTATTCCTCCTGAAGAAGAGGAAAAGAATAAAGCAATTGAAGAGTTTAGAGCCAGACGTGAGGAACAGCTTGAGAACCTACTTGAAATTATGCGTGTATCTGACCGCTATGGAGATGTCGATGAAGTTGTTTCGCAAGAACACTTTGATGACATGGTAGAAGCAATGGCCAGGGCTTACATTGCAGAGTATGGTGGCAAGCTGGAGGACGTCATTAAGGGTGTTGAGGCTGAAATATGGGCTACAAGAAACCCATATAAACTCATGTATGACAATATTAAGCGTTACCATCCAGATTATAGAACCGCTTCAACTGACAAAAGTGAAGAGGGTAAAGTAGCTGGGAAAGATGGCAAAGGAAGAACAAGGGAAGGACTTGATGCAAAGAAAATTGCCTCGAGTATTCATGAACTTGGTGGTGGTTCATCAAGCGGTGATGGTGGTTGGACAGCAGCAAAGATTGATGAGCTTGATGAATTGGAACTTGACAGAGTCCCTAAAGATGTTTATGATAAATATCTGAGGGGAGAACTAAAATAAAAAGGAGACAATATGGCATCTCATGACCTTATATTTCTTACAAATGATGGGTCAACAAGGAAGAAATGGGCAAAGGAACTTTACCGTGCTATTCTGAAAGCGGTAGAGTTTAATGACCTTGTTGGTACTAGCCCTAATTCTATTGTTCAGCTGAAAACTGACCTTGCAAAGGGTGAAGGTGATACTATTACTTTCACAATCAGACTTCCACTGACTGGTGAAGGTGTTGTTGGTAGCAAGACTGTTGAAGGAAACGAGGAGAAACTTCGGACTCGGAACTTCAGCATGACTATCGAGGAACTTAACCATGCAGTAGATACTGGCGGTAGAATGGATCAGCAGCGTGTACCATTTGACCTGATACAAGAAGGCAAGGATGGACTGCAAGAATGGTGGACTGATAAGCTCAGTGACTATGTCTTTGCGACTCTTTGCGGTGATGCAAGTTACAAAATCGCTGGTGAAACATTTGCTCAGGCATGTGAAGCACCTGATGCTGACCATCTTCTTAGAGTCAATGATGTTGCATCAGATGCAGCAATGACTGCTGCTGATATGATGGATCTCAGCTTTTTGGATAGGATGAAGCAGTTAGCAGAAGTTCCAACTGGAACTGAATGTTA